TTAATAATCAAGACGTAGGCGAAAGTATTTTTACCCTAAGCACTGTTCGCGGAACAATGAACAGCACTGATCCAGTTGAACTTAGAAACTGTGTAGCAGTGGGATTACAAAACTTCCAAGGAACGGCTATCGAAACCGCACTTGTAGGAACATGGACAATTGAGCCCGGTACTACTGCTAGATTTGTCCGTTGTAACCAAGGAGGCACAAAGCCAGTATTTGATTTAACTGGCACCGGAAATGTAAACTTCTCGCAGTATAACGGAAACATCACACTGTCAAATTTAGACGTATCGGCATCAACTATTGCCCTCGACTTTGCGTCGGGCGAAGTTGAAATATCCGACAACTGCTCAGCAGGTAATATTATTTTGCGTGGTGTAGGAACATGGACTAACAAATCTACATACGCGGGTAATGCTACTGTGATCGATGCTATGATTAGCACAACGAATATTTGGTCCGAGGATGTATCGACGTACCCAATCGGTACTGCGGGTTACTTGCAAGTACAAGCGGGTGATATATCAAATGCAAACATACAGATTAGTGGTTTAACAAGCGACCAAGCAAATACGTTGAATCAAATTGATGCCACCACATTAAGTTCTAATGTTACGATTACAAACATAGATAACCAACTTTCCAATGTTGTTCTTAACGGTGCGTTAAGCACTGACCAAGCAACTATGTTAATGGAGATTTACGCATTGTACGGATTAGATCCTACTAAGCCACTTATTGTTAGTGATACTGCTAGAACAGCAGGCGCTAATATTACACAAACTGTCGATTGTAATGTTACTACGAGCACCACTACTGTAACGAGGGTGTAACATGGCCTCCGGCACTAACAAGCCCTTTCACTATAACATAGCAACAGAAGGTGTTAACGCATGTAACCCTAAAATACTTGCTGTCTTAGGCTTCCTTAAAATAATAGATATTACTATTGAGGAACTGCCCGGAAAAGGCGGCCCGGTCGGCTCCACGGAAGGTCGCCTACCTCGATACAAAATCCATGTACGTGTAGCTTTAAAAGATATGTGGTGGGAAAGAGAATATATAGTAGATAAAAGTAAGAAAGTGAACGTAGTAGTTAAGTTCTTAAACAGCATAGCACACGCAATTACAGCAAGAGCTTACGCATTTTTGAAGAAAGTAAGACAACCTAACGTGAGTGTGAAGGCAGAAATTATTGATAAAACAGATAAATAATAGTAACAAATATCTGTATATGGATGAAAAATGGCAATAACCAGTCTAAACTTAAATCAACAAAACGACCTGGAGTTTTCAGTAGCAGTTTCGGGTGCAAACAGCAACAATGCGAAAACACGATTCTGCATTGTAACCGAGGATAAAGAGATCGGCTTTACTGGTCTATTAGAGAACGGTTCTGTTAAGTTTTGTATCCCTAAATTAGAGAGTTTACTAGAAGCTGGCACATATGAGTGTAAGCTAGAAATTATGGTAGACGAGTATTACTTCATGCCTATTAGTGAAACCATAGAATTTAAAATGCCAGTATCAGTCAGCGAAGCTAAAGTAGTTGACAGTGTAGAACCAAAAGAAAAACCATCTGTATCTATTAACAAAATGAAAGTAAGCGAATCTGCGCCGGTAGAACAATCTGTAACAACGGCTGAACACCCAGCTACAGTTACAACTACGCAAACTGTAAAACAAACTGTAAAAGCTAAACCGATTGATAGTGCGAAACAATACAAGATCGCAAAGCTGGTAGCAGAATCGCTAAAATATAAAACTAAGCCTACCCAAACACCTACTGACATTATTAACGAATCTCTAACTAACAGTCCTAATAAACTGTCACGAAAACAAGCTAGCCTGCTTAACAACATGTTAAAAGCAGCCAGTCAAGCTAGCATTGATTTTGATAAGAACCTGTTAGGTAAGATTAAAATCTTATAATATAATTTTACTTCTGTCAAACTTCCTAAACGCTGTATAATACGTTTCGAAATCATCTACTGTTTGACGAGCGTGAAACAGTTCTAGTGGTACTTTCTTAGAAAAAGTAACGATAGGAATATGATAGGTTTTTATGATATATTCTAGTCGCGAAATATCCTTCCTCAACGCATCAAGAATAATTGTTTTATAATTTATATCCGAGACAACTTCTATCAACCAATGATGATATTCATTCTCTGGATTATAGTTTTTAGCAACTTCTCGCAATTCGTAATACAAAGCTCTTACTGGGTTTATAGCTGATCTATATTTCTTGCTTATGCTAGAAAAAATAAAACTACTATGTGTCGTAGACAAATTATCCATTACATCTTTATACTCTCTAGTAAGAGTTCCCCTTAGCATCTTGACAGTACGGTCAACTACACGGTCAAAATTATCTTTTAAATTATCGGCTATATCCTTATGTCTCGGAGACAGCTCGCTATGTAGTCTCAGGATGTCGTCTAAGGTATACATACGATGTAATAAAAGTTTTGGGAGAGTGTTTGTCTTTTGGTATTTGTCTAGTGCGCTTTGTATCTGAAGTACATCGAAGTTTATCACTTCACCTTTCTTCATACATATATTTATTAAGAATTAATAGCAAGTATAGTATGTAGTTTTTCTGTACCTTTGTTTTGCTTAAGAGTAGTTTTTGCGCCAGCGTGTAAAGGCTGTGGCCAAACGCCAATGTCAACCCACGCATAGCCTGCGCTTTCTTCATTTAGAATAGGAGTAAATTCTTCGTCTACTACATACACAAAACTGTAATAGTAAAACTTTTGATCTCTACTTTGATATATGTCTATAGGATTGAGTTTAGTAAGTTCAGGAACAAATCCTATTTCCTCACCTAGCTCACGCTTAATAGCATCATAGGGTGTTTCGTTTGCTTCTAATGTGCCGCCCCAGAATCCCCAAGTATGCTTGAAACGTTTTTCAGATTTTCTTAATTGTAGTAAACAGCGTCCTGTGTCTTTAGCTAAAAAGACAACGCCTGCGGCTATAGTCATAATAGTATTTAACTATATTAGAGAACTAAAACCCAGTAACCTGGATTATAAGTGCCTTCATAACTGTTAATCCACTGCGAGCCTGTCCACTTGTATTGTGTAGAACTAGCAGTACTTGTTACGTAATTTTCGGTTGACACATTACTAGAATCGTAAGACACTATCCAGCTGTTACTGTCAGCGTCGAATTCGATAATATCATTTTCTCTAGCTAAGATATCCCACGCTAATGTAAAATTAGCTTGGCCCGCCACTAATTCTAAATTTGATGTCTCGGGTATCTCTGGCGATCCTGGATCTGCTATGCCGGTATTAAACCCTGTAAATGAATAAGTGTATGAATTATTAGCAAAGTCTAAACCATCGTATCGTACTAATTCAACAATAGTTTTCAAGTCGTTTTCAAATGTAATACTAATAGAGGTCGGCAAATTATCAACACCAGGGGCAACGGTAATGTCTACGCGCCCGATTTCAACCTCCGGGAAAAACCCTACAGCAAAAATCCCATCATTAGGGAAAGAATCGATATACGTAGTAAACGGATTCCCGTCGTATAATACATCAGTGTTGGCCGCAATTAAGCCGGGCTCACCCAAATAAACATTGCTTGTATCGTACCAACCTATCTCAGCAATCTCGAAACTAGATTTGTCCGGACCCTGTAAATCGTTAATTATAATAGTCCAATTGCTTGAGCTTTCCACGTTACCTAATGTAGGCGGAACTGCCGGTACTGCCGGAGTAATAACGGTTTCATAAACTGCAGGACTTATATCCTCAGTAAGAAGGTAACGTTGTCCTGCAGATGCAGGGTCAAGCCCGTCACCGGGATAAACAGCCCTAGGGTCTATAATGCTATCAACACTAGATACGGTGTTAGTAGGCAACGTGTCAGAATCTAACGTAAACGTCATCGTATTATTTGACAGGCTTATACCTCCTACAATAACATCTGTATCGTTCTCAGGATCGTTAGTAGTGTTTAATTTAAGCAAGCTAGTAGTAGATACAGTGCCATACATCTCAATGACATTGTTCCACGATTGCTCTATGCCAGCGGAATTAAGTAACACAGCAGAACTGCCGCTAATTTGTAAGTAATAATCTCCTGGAGTAACAATAACCTGCGCAGTATTTTCTATACTGCTAAAGAAGTCATAGTAATCATTATCGAATCCTAAGTCTGCTATACTATCTACAGTGTGAATATCTGCAATAATTTTTTGTATAATAGATTGCGCCTTAACCTTAGCTGGAGGAGAAATCCAAATAGGCACCTCAAATGTAAGCGTAGCAATATCTAAACTTTCATCAACGCCGGCTGGCACACTTCTGCTAGTCCACGAAGTATTAGTTAATGTTATATTAAATACGTTAGACCAATCTAGCGGATTGCTATTGCTTTGTAACTCTAGACTAGGATTAAACAACACAAAAATTTGTTCTAATAATTGTAATTTAGTATCAGTGTTTGTAGTCCAAATATCAACTTGTAATGTAAGATCATACGGAACAGGCATATATTTTTGTACAGTGTACAAGTTGCCCTGCTCAGAAGAGTATGTGCCAGTGTCGGGATCATATAAACGTTCAGCTACTTGTTTAGTGTCTACGTTCATTGGATCTTGTGCGCGTTCTCTCGATAGCTGTAACTCATTAATGCTTAGTGCTATAAACGGCGCAGAGTTTACG